AATAGTTTTTTCCCCCTCTCCAGCTTCCATAGATGCTTTGGTTTCTAAACTAACAGTTTTCCCATTTCTAATATCTTCAATAGCCTCATCAAATTGTTCGTCAGTAAAATCTTCAATGTTTTCAATTATGTACGCATGGGCAGTGTTAACTTCCTCTGCGTCAACAATTTTTTCTTTAGCAAGAATCCCAGCATTCCTAGCCGCATACTCAGCCGCTTTCATATTGGGCTTGTCCCTGTCAAGTTGTTCTCGCATTTTGTTAATTCCGTCTTGAGAATTGACACTATTAATATCATTCACATAACGGCTATTAGAAAGTTCTTTGCGGTATGTTGTCTTGCTGTACTTTGGACTAATGCCTTGTGAAGCCCATCTATCAAACCCTTCATCCAAACCAGTTTGAATATCTTGATAAAGTTGGCTGCTGGGATCAAGGCTTCTAAGCTGAGATAAGGTATCGTCAACAGTGGTGTTTACTTGTTCTGTCCGTATAGCTTGATGTTTGTTGTGAGCTTGCTGGCTACCAGTTGCTACTTTTGCAGCAAAGGTATTGTCAAACTGCATAGATACATCACGAAATTGGTTTTTTGTTAGCTTGCCTTCTAACCCAGACAGATGTTTATTACGCAGTTCAATGCGTTTTTTATCTGCTAACGCCTGATACTCAGCTACAGTTGTAGCCTCAGAGTTCATGGTAAAATTGTTCATCTCTTGGTTAACGTCAGTGTTAACCTTGTTTCTATAACGATCAGTTTCAGCTTTCTTTTCTTCCATGCCAAATTTAAAAGCAGCGTCCTCTATAGCACCGCCAAAGGCAGAAAAACCTTTTTGAGAAGCAGTAAATGCACCTTCATTAGCACGAACACCTTGTATTGGCTTTGTCGTTACTGTCTGGCCTAGCCCTTGATTATATAGAGGTATTTTTGGCATATCTTATCCCATCAAAGTTGCAGCTTTAGAGCCGCTATTTACTAAGCTTGCGTATGATTGATACTTCAAACCAGAAGCCTTTGCTTTTCCTTCAAGCCTTGTCATTGCTGCTTGCTCTGTTTTCATAGCTTGTTCTCTTGAGCTTGCCTGTTGGATATTCAAAGCATCCATTTGAGTGGCAAAAAATGTGTCAGCCGCAGCCGTCATTGGGCTGCCTGTCATTTGCACCCCAGAGGCAGCGGTCATCAATCTTTGTGTGCCAACCAAACGCTCAGACTCTTTACGCAGACTTACTTCTTGATCCGCTTTAACTTCAGCAAGGACAATCTTTTCATTTTCAGCAACCTTGGCATTATATTCAGCAATCTTCTGCACTTGTTTTGCTTGAGCTTGTTGGCCTTTAAAATTCATTACGCCACCAAGAACGCCCCCTGCTGCTGCCGCTTCGCTCATTACTGCACCCTCGCATAACGATAGTAGTCAGTGCCATCTAGCCCAAACTTTCTCATTAGCCCCTCATTTTCAAAACCCAACCAACCTATAAAGCGCACAGCCTCATCGTCATTGCAACTGACACTAGCTTGTAATCTATTGTAATTGTTTTCTTCTTGTATGTGATCTAACATAGCGCGTGAGTATTTAGCTGCCGTTAGTGGTTTATCATAGGCATATGATGACATAATAAAGAACGCTTCAGCCACGCCCTGCCATAACTGATACACGCCACCTAAAGCGAATATCTTGTTATCCATCATACCTGTGTAAGCCACCATAGAACTATCACTTGTAAATGCTACCTTTGCCGCATCTGGAAAATGGTAACGGGTTTCAATTTGCTCAATGTGTTCCTTTTTGAATGGCACAATATTAAGCGTCAAAAGTATTAGACCTTCTCATAATTGCCAGTACCGACATTGGTAATGGCTGTGTTTGTTGTATCACAATTTGTGCATCGTTGTCATACCCAGATGGAAACGATACTTCTTTATCTCCATTAAACATAGGCACAGCTTCGTTCATAGACATACTACTGTCGCGGAAAGGTACTCTGTCTAGGTTTGCTGTAGATGGCCCTATCTCTGCGCCAACAGTGTTGTTAAACCTAGCAGTTACGCCATGAATACGTTTGATCTTGCCTTGTGCAATACCATCATCTGCACCAGCTTCTAGCCGTAGGGTTTCCACAAAGGATGTATAACCGTGGCCTAGATGCACTTTAGATGCGCTGCGATCCAGTGTTACTGTGCCGCCTGATACAATCTTATCAGCATGAGCAGAGCCATCAGCCAGAACCGCTAATGTCTGGCCTTCTAGGTGATTGATACCTGTTATGGTTGTTGTAGCTGTGCTGTTGTAAGTTAGCCCATTATCCACAAAGAAAGCGTCAGTAATATCATCATTAAAGTAAAACGATTTAATAAAGCTAATCTGCCTTGTAGTTGCCCCATCTATTGTACGCTTTACAGATAAATATATCTGATCCTCAGAGCCACTAGGTATAGATGTCAGGCTTTCTGCTACAGCCCTGCCCTCACTTGTGGCGGCAAGCCTTGTGCTATCTGACGTTGCAACGGTCAAAAACCCCTGATTTTCTGGGGCTGTCTCTTTGATTGTAACAACCGCTGCCGCTGGATTAGCCACAGTAAAATCTGCATGAGCATTGATGCGGGTAAAGATGTTGTCAGCCGTTGTGTTGTTGCTTTCGTTTGGCCTCCAACCTAAAGATGTATCCGTTGGGGCAGAGCCACCAGCAGCTTCACTTGTAAAGGTGACTGAAGTACCATCACTCTTGGTAAGAGTAATCGTTGATCCAACTGCTATATTTGCATAATCAGCAACAGTTACAGTGGCCTCGCCAAACTTGCCGCCCAGAGGATGTTCATGCCACCCGATAGCACCGTTAGCGCGGTCATAAGTTAGCCCTATAAGTCTGCCATCAGCGTGAACAAACCAAAGAACTAGCTCTGGCTCTTGCTGCCAAACCATGTCAGTCAGGCCACCGCGAGGTAAATGGTCTGCTAAAATACTCAGATCAATCCCTAGTAATCCGTCAGTATCCAGATCAAATGTAATCTCTTTTACTTTTTCTTGGCCTTTTTGAATAAGAATTGTGCTGTTGCCAGCCCTTAATGGTCTTACATCTGATGTGCCAAACGTAGTTTCACGCAACACATTAACGTTAGTTGGCGATACTGGAGTAGTTCCAGAACCACCAGATAGCGTAAACTCTGCGCTAGTTGTAAGAATTTGCAGAAATCTTGCTGGCAGAAGATGTTTGATTACGTTTACTTTGTCAGATGCAATCGTAAAGTTTACTGCACTATCATCTATGGTGCCTGGAGTATGGTTTTCAAAGTCAGCAGAAACACTCCCAAATATTGTCTGTGGCTGGCCTGTCGTGCCAGCGAAGTACAAACGCTGCTCGTAGAAGCCAACAGCCCTTGGCTGGCCTTGTGTGCCGCCAAAAGCACCCAATGACCAACGGGTTGTGGTATTGCTGCTACTAACAACGCTTGCTGGCAAAACACCAGCGTCATTCTTAAACAATGCTGTAACCGCAGTTGCGCTACTAAAAGCTGTTATTTTTAAGTATCCAGAGCCACTATGTTGATAAGCCCAAGTAATAGCACCGTATGTTTCAGAACCAGACAGGTGAACTGGTGGGGTTAGCCCAGAGGCATCTGTACCGCTGTCTGTCTTTTTGTAAACATTATTACCAAATCTAACTAAATCATTCTGGTCATAATTTGAGCTTGCAACCCATAAATCATGTTGCACTTCTATAACTTCTCGCAACCTTATTAACCGCCCTACATCAGCAGCCACAAACAAACTGGCAGATGCCGTAAGTGTTACGCTTCCTGTGTTAGCGGAAGAATATATGGATATGTCGGTAATATTCTCATCTAAGTATGGGCCATCAACAAAGTCTATATCTGACAAACTCCAACCAGCATGGGCTGATGTTCTTGTTAGCTTTGCTGGTTCGTGGCTTTTGTGTGCTAAATAAATAATATCAGCAGATTGAGTATAGTTTATTTCAAACACTTGCGCTGCTGTATATGTAGTTGTTACCTCTACAATCTTACCAGCAGTGCCACTACTGTCATAAGCTGTAAATGCAGAACTGTTTACACCGCTTAACTGAAATGTATTTGTTGCTGTGCCAGCTACAGTAAACTCGCGGTTATTTACCTGTGTCATGCCAACAACACCGCTAATCATAACGCGATCACCGTTGCTGTATCCATGCCCATTAGATGTTACAACAGCAGGGTTAGCGGCAGTAATTGCTGTGATTGCCTTTGTGGCCTCAGTTACAATGCCACCATCTTTGTAGATGCGAATGTAATTTAAACCAAACTCAAGCACATACGCTTGCTCATCACTAAACTCGAAGTCAATTAGCCTTGCTGTGCCACCGTCTTTTGTAGTGCCAGCGTAGTTAGTTCCAGGCCGCCTAGCTATCCCGCCTTGAGGAAACACAACCATATTCTGCAATGTCTTAACAGATTGGTTATATTTTTCTAAATCAATCCTACCTTCAAGCCGTGGCGATATAGCACCAGCGCGGAAGTTTGTTAGGATACTGGATACGCGAGCCATATGTTAATACCTTATGTCGATAAAGTAATCCGCTACTGGCTGTTCTGGGTAGCCTTCCATAGAATCCACACCCTTTGCTTCTTTTAGTCTTGATTCATAAAGGCTGAACATTTGTTGTGCTACAGAGTTGCTACCAGTAATTGCATAAGCTGTATCAGCCGCAAGCCTGTGGGCTATGGCATTAGACAACAAAGCATCATAATCCTCTGTATCTTCTAGCCTAGATATATAAATAATTTTGCAAGCATCATCGTTGCTTAAAATTTTACGCCCTTCTATCTTAAACATTCTGTTGCTATCATACGCAGCAAGATCATTGTTTACGTTAGTGTTCCAATAAGAAAGAACCCTCAAACAGTAAGGGTCAGCGGGTAATTGAAATTGATGGGTAAAACCAAAGGCAGGGCCAACACTGTTAGCCGCCAGTTCTGCTCTTGCTATAGCAGCGTTCCAAGGATGTGCGCGTAGAACCGCATCCCTTGTAAGTTCAAATTTTCTATTACAAAGCCTAGCTTCTTTGGAGTTCTCGGTTAGTGACGTAATCGTTGCCGCACCCAACAAATCCATAGCTTCATTACAAATGTCAACCACTGAGGACATAGCAAACTCCTAAAGGGGAGAAGGGGCAGCGAGGTGTACCGCCCCTTCTAACTTGTCTAGTTTACAACATACTCAATGATGAAAGCCATATCACCACCAGTTCCACCTGTCGCATTGAAAGTTGCGGCAATGTAGTAGAACCCGCCTGGATCAGTGCTGTCACCAGCCATTGTGTATAGCTGCTGTCCAGTGGTGTTAAGGTTAGCTGCTTCATAACGAAGCTCTGCTAATGCTGCACCATCGGCAACAGAAGTAGCAAAGAAATCTTCGTCTTTTACAGCACCAGCATCAGTGTAGATACCGACATTGTATGTGCAGCTTCCACCCAAACCATCTGCGCCTACTTGCAAAGATACAATGGATGCATTGCTTGGAATCGGTGCGAGCATAACGATATCATCGTCAGTGCTATCACCAGCCGCCAAAGCAACATTCCCTTGAGCTATTCGGAGTACACCTTGTAGCTCTTGGGCTTTATTAGCAACTTGAGGGGAAGCCTCAAGATTTGCTACCAAGTCAGAATTTTTAGTAGTCATCTCTAGCTCCTATTAGTCTGGGGTTTCATCACAGAAGATTTGGCAAACCTTGTTTTCTTCCATGCGTGTCGATCCAATCGACATACAGTAGTAAACTTGGGTTGCATAACCTTTGTCTGCGCGTTCATCAATCCTAGCGGAAATGTCTTTACCTATACCCAAGGTAAGACCATCTTCAGCCCAAGCAAAGCAAGTGCGAACATCTGTGGCAGAAACAGCCAAGCGGTTCGACATGACAAAGCGGAAGCCCATGAAGGTGTCCACATCCCCAGAAACCAATGCCTTTACGGTATTGAAATCGCTGCTAGTTACCTGAGTTGTTCCGAGCAAATCTTCAATCTGCTTTGGGCCAACTGCAATGAAACGTGGGATAGATGGGTCAACGTCAGCTAGGTCTAACTTGCGTTTTGCTTCAGTTAGCTTTGCAACGGTCAATCCATCGTTTGATGATGCTGAACCAACAGAGTTGGCGGTTGCATCTAGGTTTGCTGTGCCAGAACCAGTTTCGCCTGTTGAGGCAGCACCAGTTGCAGCAGAGATGATAACGTCATCCATCGCACGACCCATAGCAGCAGCAGCCGCTTGAGCATAAGATGAAGTCGGATCAATCAACATACGAACTTTATCCTGATCGTCAATTAGATCAGCATACTCGTAGTCAGCTAGGGACAAACGTCTACGCCCATGTGGGGTATCAATTTGAGGTGTGTCGGCATTTCTTGATGTACGAAGCTGCGCTGTCGCTACACCAATCTGGTCTATGAAGGCATTTTTACCAACAATATTCTCAATCCGCACCGTATCACGCAAACGGGAACCCATCTGCTGTGATAACATCTGCACGTTAGCAGAGTATTGTTGCACAAATGCCGTGGTGATTTCTGATGACATATTATGTCTCCTAAGTTCACACGGTTTAAGTTACACTAATTTCGATGCGCTACCCTTACGGACACTTCTAGGTTTTTGAGCCACCATCAGGCTATCGTCTATCCGATTGTCTTGAGGACGGTTTGCACCGCTACCCTCTTTCGTTACCCAAGCGTGATATTTTTCAGCCAGTTCAACTGGGTTAGTAACATCACGTTGCGTACCAAACTCTACTGCCATTCTAAGACATTCTAAGCGAATTGCCAATGGGGATAATTCATCTTCCATTATTATTCACTTCCATGAACCATTGTGAACAAACTATTAACGTGTTCTATAGCCCTCTGCCGCCCTGAAACATTTTTCCTGTCATGATAAGGATGGCTCTTGTCATTCATAATAGCATCAATCTCTGCTTGCGCTTGGACTGGTGTAAACACAGACCCTCTAGCACCATCATTAATTGTATCTTCACTTGTTACTGTGGATTTAAAATCGCCTATGGCAGCAAATGCTTTAATAAAAGCAGGGTGGTTGCCAACTTTTGTACCATCCTCAAGACGCATTTGCAGCATATCTAACCCAGCAAATTGCTCAATAACATCTTTTGCAGAAGAAAGTTTATCTTCAAATGAGTTTCCCCATTCTCGTTTTAAATCATTGGTTGTTTTTTCTGCTTGCTCTTGAGCCATTTGCTCCATCTGTTCTGTGCTTTGCCCAACAGAGCCTTTATAATAATCCAGTATTCCAGCCGCTTGTTGTGGTGAAAGACCAAGTTTGTGCGCCACTCCACTAAATTCTGTAGCAACTTCTTTTGTAACTACATTACCGTCAGTAGCAAACTCATAACCCTCTGGGGTTTCTGGCCTACCTAAACGGCTGTATATATTATTTAAATCTTCTTCTGTTGGATTTGTAGGTAACGGTATTTTGTCTGCGCCAATAAGTTTTTGTGCATTAACAAAAGAACGCGCTAGATTCCCAACATCCTTAATAGGTGAAAGACTTGGATGCTCCCTTAAATCTTCTGGTATCATTTCCATGAAACCGTTACCAGACCCGCCTTGTGCAACCTCTGCTGGAGTTTCCAACAATGATGGTGCTACTTCTGGCTGGGCTACCTGTTCGGCAACTTGCTCTGACATAAATTACTCCTCATTCATCATGTTATAGATATGCAGTAAGACTGCACGTTTGCCTTCTTCAAATGCTGTAGCGTTGGCATCGCCAGCTACATAGCTTGAGGTTCTCCAATTACATCTTGCCTCAAGATCACTTAACACTTTCTTACCAGCAGTACTGCCAAATATGTCGGTGTACATGGTTTTAAGTTGTGTTATCTGTTCGTTCATTTAGCTACCATCCTAGACGCTTGCGCTATCTGCGCTACGTCTTGTACGTCTTGGGTTGTTTCCTGACGTTCCATCATAGCCTGTTGCTGCGCTGCTTGCTCTTCTCTGGCAGCGTCAACTTCAGACTGAGGTTTTACAACTTTCTTAGGAACACCAAGGCTATCCATAACGTGATTAACCAAGCCGTCAGCATTAATGTGATCTGCAACTGGCAACGCTTGTGCTAGTGGCAGCAATATCTCTAAGGCTTTCATTGTGCTGTTAAGGCTGCTTGATTTTTGTGCGCGAGCTAGTGGTGATACATACTCAACATCCACATCAATCCCCTGCAAAATCTCTGGTGGCGGTGCAAGCATATCTGCGCGAAGCATTAAGGCAAACACACGGTCAATCATTGGGCGTAGCATCTCGTTCATCAAACGCCCTAATACTGGCCCTATAACGCGCATACGCTCCTCTTGGCGTTGTACTACCTCTGTAGCTGTCATATTAGGCGAACCGCCTGTTAGAAGCTGGTCTACATAGAAGGCAGAGCGTATAGCTGATCTACGCTGCTCTTCCATGTTTAAACCGATAGGAATGTTTGCACCTGTGTTCAGTGGCGTGATTGTGTCTCTTGTGCCACTTCTAAAGAAGTTAAGCCCCCCAGGCTGGGTACGGACAGGGAGAAGAAATCCGTCATCAGGAACTAACAAGGGAGGATCTATTAGTTTCTGCGCAGCTTGTATGATGGTCTTTGACATAAGATTTAACATCTTAACATCTGGCAACGCCACCATAGCTGGGGAACGCCCCATCACTTCTCCAGTTGCCTTGAGGAAGCGCGGAACAACGTATGGGAACTCCTGAAACCCACTTTCTTGCATAACCATTTTTGTTTCCATGCAAATGTACATAGAGGCAAACGGCATATTTTTGTTGTCCTGTTTAGTCGGGTCACGTTCTTTGCGTGGCATTACGCAATGAAGGACAGTCACTTCTTCGTCAGGCTTTTTCTCAAATCTTTTTTGGATAAACGTACTTACATTTTCTATACCAAAACGCTGCACTGCTTGTCGCGCTGGCAACACATACTTACGGAATACAGTATCAACAATACCAAACTGATCTTCAGCAACATAAAACTCTGATATGTGCCGTGTGCTAAAGCGCATACTAGCCTTGTCCATCTCCACAAACATACAGCCTGTGCCAAAAACAACTAAGTCCACATACATTTCATGGACTTCAGTTTCAAAGTTGGACATTGTTATGGCTCTCATCATACGAGAGCTAGTATCTTCCAGCCATGCTTGGACTTCTTCATCACGCCCAAGCTCATCATCCTTTAGAGTTAGGTGAAACCACGGTGTTGCACCGCTTGTAAGCATACCATGCAGTGATGAAGCAAGTAGATCAACAGACTGCAATGCAGTGCCATCAAAGATAAGCTCCATACGCTTTTCGCCTCTGGCGCGTTTGCGTACAATATCTGCTTTGCGGGGAAGCATATAGTCAGCAAGTTCTTGGTAATGGCTATCCCAATTAGCTCTCTGGCTTTCTAAATACTCAAAACGACTAACTATAGATTTTGTGTTATCCATTACTTACCCCAATAATGTAGGCGAACTAGACGTACCTGTTTCAGTTTCATCACCAGTAATCCCGCCGCCAACAACTGTTGACCCAGCCCCTTTGCGTTTCTTTCTTTCATTTGACACAGCTTCATCAGACAATGCGGCAGCTTTTTCAAAATCAGGTTTAGCTATAGGCTCTGGCACTGGTGGTGGTGGTGGTGTGTAAACTTTTGGCTTTAAAAATGACATAACTATGCTTTCTCTACTGCCTTCTTAATTGGCTTTGCTGATAAAGTACCGTACTCTTCCATTATTGTCCCAGCTTGCCCAGCACGCTTAATGCGTTTTCTGCCACGCCCAAGAACCGTAACATCATCAGGGATAATTTCTGGCGTTACTTCTGGCGTAATTTCTAAATCGGGCATCTCTCCAAGCATAGCTCTACGCTCTTCATCAGTTGTCCCCGCCACAGTATCAAAAAGTTCCTTGCCTATTTTTTTTGTTGGCTTTTCAATAGTAGCTTCAATTATGTTTCCAGCATTTTTAGTCAAAGCTCTGGCGGTCTTTTTAAATGTTCTTATTACACTGCCCATTATTATTTCCCCACTGATGAAAACCTAAACGCTGTGTTTCAACTCTTAAACCAAAAAATTGATTGTATCCTTTACTTGATAACACATTTTTTACTTTACGAAAACCCATTGCAACATTACTCTTACCGCCCTCTGCTATAAAGTCAATTAACCAAGGTACATCCCCCCCGCCTACAAACCCCTCTGGCATAAATTCTAAAGTTTGAACATACTCACTTACTTGATTGTAATTCGGAAACCCCCAAGACGCATAAAAAATAGGAAGCTGTTGTTTGTCTCTTACCATAAGGTACTGATTAGCTTGTAAAGCAGGTGTTACATATCGTTCTATTTCTTTTTTGCTAAACCAATTATGAAAATTACTTCTACTCATTAAATATAAAACGTCACTTATGTCCTCGTTTTCTGGGGTCATAACGAAAACGGATTGTACTCATTGACGGCAATTTGTTGCGGTGGACGAACCAGAGCTTGTCTATTCTCCATGCCAACAGCCAGATACCTAAACGCATCCGCAGCATGAGAAGTGTAGTCATGCCTCGGATGATCTCTGAAAGATTTTCTTTTGTCATCCCACTCCTGCCTATATTGTCTAAGCATTTCAATGCCTTGGTTGCAGTTATCCTTATCGAATTGGCATTTAGGTATCATCATTCTTGCTGCGTTGATACCGTCAGCCACTTTCATTTTCGGGATGACTTTGAATTTGATGCCGAGGCTGAACGCCGTTTCGAGGCGGCTTTTACCCGAACCGAGTTCCCTGACTTCGATGTCGTGGGGGGCGAGGTGATCTCCCCAGTAGTAATCTTTTTGACGTAGGATTTCAGCGTAGTGATCCAACCCAACACCGCTGCTTTCATAGTAGTCAATAACATTGATCGCTCCACTTCTAAATATTTGTGCAAACCAGATTGCTGTCGAATCGTTTATACCCAAATCCCAAGCGGTATGCACAGGATAAGCGGGATCATATGGAACCCTTGTGATCCTTCCATCATCATCAGCATCAGATAGCAACTTTCCATAATAAGCCCCTATAATAGCGGCAGTAAACGAACATTCGTATTCTTGCTCGTATTGCTCTGGTGTCATTTGAGATTGGGCTGCTTGCAATTCTAAGTCTTTTACAAGCCCTGTCTCACTTGCTTTGGCAACTTTCCAGTACCACTGGTCAGAGCCTTCTTCTGTTTGATCCTGTGCTGTTTGCAATAAATCAAAAAAATGATTATGCCCTGCTGGTGTACCTAGAAATACAGCCGCACCCTCTCTGTCGGATAGGGCTGGTCTAACAACCTCCCCCCATACCCTCGGATTTTGCATACCAAACTCATCAAAGACGCATAGATCAAGGTAAATACCGCGCAAGCTATCTGGATTTTCAGCAGACAAAAGCATTAAACGTGAGCCATTAGGGAAGTCCACCCGCAACTCTGTCTCGTTAAAGCTAACACCTGGAATAACACCAGCATAAAATTTAACATAATCCCAAGCTATTCTCTTAGCTTGAGTAAAGGTAGGAGCTACAAACGCAACCCTCGGTCTAGGAAGCTCACAAGTAAGAGCGTGTTTAATTAAATGATTAACTGCCCACACTGTCTTGCCAAACCGTCTGTGCATCACCAGTACGTTCCATCTCCTCACGTTCTGGTGCATTTCTGCCTGTAACAGCCTTGGCTTATAAGGTATCTTAACTTGCATTAGGCTCCGCTGTCTCCCAAACTATACGAACCGTACCGTCACTAACCTCTACACCAGTTCTAGTCTTAGCCTCTCCATAGCGGTCAGATATAATCTTAGATGCCTTCCACCTTACATGAGTAGCATAATCACGCAAGACATTAGGATCATAGTCCTTACGCTTGTGAAGCGCATCACTGTATAACTCATCCAGTTCCTCTAAAGACTTCTCGGCACTCTGTCGCTGCGCTGTACGAATAACAGCCTCAAAATCACCGTCATCCTTCATCAGCTTGTAAAGCATAGAACGGTTTACTTTAGCTAATGAACAAGCACTCACTATGCTATGACCATCTGTCACTAGCTGCTCTACCTCAGTCTGCTTTGTCTTTGTTAGCTTTGCCATAACACCTCGCTGGCTGTGTGTTGGTATGTACTATTTAACATATATAAAGCACGGCTGCGGCTGTCGGGGGCATCGCATTTCCAGGAAGCCCCCTCTGGCCTTGCATTTGCCAGCATTGCAGCTTGCCTTGCATTGCCGCGCAAGCTTTGTCTGTGTTGTGTGTGAAATGAAATGTAAATCCTCATTCATTCAATACAATTCAATAGCTGGATGCCATGCAACATTGC